GCGCAAAGCTTCAAGTTATCGCGCTTGCAATTCTCGCAGCTGCGTTGATTGTGCTGCGCGTTGGATCATGAGCCGCGATTTTGTGAACGATGGCGAATGCATTGTGTGCGGACATCTTAAAGATAAGATTGCTGCAGGCGAAGCAAAGCCGTGCATCGAATGGGGATTGATTAAGGAAGAGGAGGACGAGGACGATGGATCAGACGAAGCTTAATCTAAACGCTATTCGCGAAGATGAATGGATGCCGATTGAAGACGGCGAGACGCTAACAACAACGCTTGCTGTTGATGACATCACAGCTGCAGTTATTAAGCCGTTCGACCTGCATTGGGATGGCAGCGTTTCGTTTAATTCGCTTGCGATGCCAGACGAGCTGCCAAAAGACTTTAGCTTAGGCGTTATTGTGGGCGCATCAGGCTCTGGCAAGTCTACGCTGCTAAAGCAGTTTGGCAATCCCGTTGCGCCGAACTGGAGCAACGATAAAGCAATTGCTGCACACTTTGAGAATGGCGATGCAGCCGAACGCTTTAGTGCCGTTGGGCTTAACAGCGTGCCGACATGGACAAAGCCGTATAGCGTGCTAAGTCTAGGCGAACGCTTCCGCGCCGATCTTGCGCGCTCGTTGCAGGATGATGCTGTCATTGATGAATTCACAAGCGTAGTTGATCGCAATGTGGCAATTAGCGCATCGAAAGCAATGCGCAAGCACATTGAAGCTAAAGGGATTAAGCGGGTGGTGATTGCTAGTTGCCATCGCGATGTTCTGCCATGGCTTGCGCCTGATTGGGTCATTGACACCGACACGCGCAGCTGGGCATTGCGTCCGCGGGAGTGTCTTCAACACCCTGCGATTAATATCGAAGTTTATTCAGCGACAAGAGAAGCTTGGCGGCTTTTCAGTCCGCACCACTATTTAACTGCAGAGCTATCGAAGAGCGCGCAAAAGTTTATTGCAGTATGGAACGGCAACATCGTGGGCTTCACTAGCTCGCTTAGTTTCCCCCACGCACATCTTAAGCATGCGTATAGAGGCACGCGCACAGTTATTCTGCCAGACTTTCAGGGCTTGGGGATCGGCGTTCGCTTGAGCGATTGGCTTGCAGCGTGGCACATAACGCAAGGACATCGCTACTACTCTCGAACAACGCATCCGCGCTTGGGCGAATATCGCAATCGTTCGCCGCTCTGGCGCGCTACATCAAGCAGCGGAAAGAAACAAGCGGCGCTAGGCGCAAACAGCGCGTTCAAGAGTAAGACAGGCACAGCAAGCTGGCAACCAGACTTAAACAGGATTGCTTATTCGCATGAATACATTGGCCCAGCTCTTGAAGCAGATGAAGCAATGACACTATCGCCAGAGTGGCGCGAGAAGCGCGAAGAGTTTGCAACTGAAGATATCGTGGAGCAACTAACGCTCCTTTGATACACTAAGAGAGAGCAGCAATGCTCAATGTCTACGCCGCGGGCTTCGTCTCGCGGCTTCGTCCCTGCCGCGTTGTCCTCCGCGGCAGGGACACTTACTAACGAGGGCGAGAGGACAACATGCCGCGTAAAACATTTGATCGCTTCGATGCGCTGCATGATTGGATTAAAGATGCGCAAGCTGCTATGAACATTGCACATTGGGAAGTAAGCGTTCAGCGAGACGCTGCGGACCTAGATGCATGGGCAGACATTGCGCCACACTCTCAAGCATTCACAGCAGAGCTTCGCGTCTCTCATGATTTTTGGAAGCAGACGCAAGAGAAACAGCGAGCTGTGCTAACGCATGAGCTAACGCATTTGATCATGACACACGCGGATAGAACGGTAGACAATCTAGAAGATACATTGGGCAAGCTTGCATGGGCGGCATTCTCGCCGCAGTATGAAGACGCAAGCGAGCGAGCAACTGAACATGTTGCGCTACTTATTGCGCAACAGCTGCCGCTACCCGAATTCGGTGTTTACTCTTGAAGTTTAATCGTCCTTGTTTAGACTGCAGCACACTAACTGCAGACGGCAATAGATGCGATGCATGCAACAAAAAAGCGCAGAGCAAACGACAAGCTGAACGCGGGCCGCAACCGTATCGAAACAGCGCATGGAGAAAACTTAGCGCGCAACTTAGAGCAAAGCGTCCATGGTGCGAGCTGTGCGGATCGCGTAATGATTTAACTGTTGATCATATTTTTCCATTGAGCATGGGCGGGCCATTGCTCGCTCATGAATCAGGCCTGCGGGTACTCTGTCGCAGATGCCATGGAAAGATAAGCAATCGAGCTTAACGCCCGCCAGCGTGCGGTAAATCATTGCGTAAAAAGAAATTTACAAACAACAACGGCTTAATCCAGAGGGCGGATTTTTTTCTGCGCGTGCGAAGACGCAGGGTATCCAGCGCCGAGTGCCACACGCAGCGTGTCAGGATGAGAGGGCGGGGGTTATTTGTTATGCCGGGACCGAAAGCAACGCCGAATGAAATTAAATCGAAGCGCGGAACGCTGCGCAATCGTGGGCAAGTTGTGCAGATTAAAGCGCAGCTGCCACGGCTTTCGGAAGCAAAGCGGCCAGCGGACTTAGGGCCAATTGCGTCTGAAGTCTATGAAAGAATTTTGAACGCAGCTGGCGAATGGCTTGCTGTCAGCGATCTTGATGCCGTTGCAATGCTTGCAAAAGCAATTGAGCGCCACACGGACTTAGCTGCGCGATTGATGCAAGATGGACCTATTCTCTACACGGACAAAGGCTATGCATACGCTCATCCTGCCGCGGGCATGTTAAGCACAACGGAGGATTCAATTCGTAAATGGACAGCAAGCCTCGGACTAACAGCAAGCGACAGAGTAAAGCTCGGACTAGTAATGGTCGAGAGCAGGAGCAAGCTAGAGGAATTCGCGCGCAGGGCGCGGGAAGCTTGAGCGCATGGCCACCGCGATGGCTTACTCCGACACCCGAAGCTGATCTTGCGCGCTCTCTCGGCGATGAAGTTGCAGACTTTGCAGAAGCGTTAGTGCCAATTGCTAAAGACAGCATTGCAGGACGAAGCGGCGAGCCGATTGTGTTTCGAGACTGGCAACGCAATCTATTGCGACACGCTTTGGCGCGCAGAGAAGATAGGACATTTACACATCGAATCTTTCTAGCGGGCGCAGCGCGCAAGAATGGCAAGACTGCTCTAATTTCTGTGCTGCCCATTTATTTTGGATTGTTCGGGGATCAGGGCGGAGAAATCTACAGCGCGGCTGCGGATCGCGATCAAGCAAAGCTTGTTATGTCGCATGCAAAGCGCGCTGTTGAATTGCAACCCGAGTTTCATGGACAGATTCGCGTGTTTAGAGACGCGCTGGAATTCAAGAATACAGGCAGCGTTTATCGCGCGCTATCAAGCGAAGCATTTACGAAAGAGGGTTTGAGCGCATCGCTTGTTATCGCAGACGAGCTTGCAGCGTGGCCAAATCGCGAGCTGTTCGATGTGCTTTCTCTTTCAATGGGCGCGCGCCGCTCGCCAATCATGATTGCAATTACAACTGCAGGCCCGCGCATTGATCCAACTGGGCAAGATAGCATTGCGCACACGCTTTATCAGCTTGCTAAGCGGCGCATTTCAGGCGAGAACGATGACACAACTTTAGGCATGGCTTGGTGGGAAGCGGGCGAAGGCGCGTATTTAGAGCCAGAGCGTTGGGCGGAAGCAAACCCCGGACTGCTTTCTAATCCGCCGATTCTTGCGTTTGATGATTTGCTTTCTGCGCAGAAGCGCACGCCCGAAGGCGAGTTTCGAACAAAGCGTTTAAATGAATTTGTCGCAAGCTCAACAAGTTGGATTCCGTCGGGCGCATGGGATGCATGCGCAGATGATACGCTTAAGCTTGAAGCACATGATGCAATTGTTATTGGCTACGACGGTAGCTTCAGCAATGACTCCACAGCAATTGTTGCTGCGCGTATTTCAGATCGCGCGCTATTTGTTTTGGGGCATTGGGAGAAGCCGTTGGACGATAATCACTGGCGCGTTCCAATTGAGGAAGTGGAAATGCGCGTTGAGGAATTAGCGAAGTTGTACGATGTAAGAGAGCTAGTATGCGACCCGTTTAGATGGCAACGCTCAATGGAAGTTTGGCAGTCTGCGGGCTTGCCCGTAGTTGAAATGCCACAAACGCCAAACCGCATGGTGCCAGCAACATCCTCGATGTTCGATGCGATTGTTAATAAGCGTGTAAAGCATGACGGCGATCCGCGCCTTGCGCGACACATCGCGAATGCTACGCCGTATCAATCGCGCAATGGGGTAATGCTAAAGAAAGAACACTCCAACAAAAAGATTGACCTTGCCGTGGCAGCGATCATGGCGCACAGCAGAGCAGGAACATTACAAAGCGCACCAGCTACGCCGCAAAAAGCGCGCGTTGAATATATTGAGCTTTAGGAGAACAAATGGGACTGATCGACCGAATCCTTGGACGCGAATCGGAGCAGCGCGCAATTGGCGGCGGCTGGAATGAAAACTGGTGGGGCGGCGGAAATATTCAGTCCGCTGGCGTTGCGATCAATGAAGACAATGCAACAAGCATTGGCGCAGTATATGCGGCAGTTAAGTTGTACGCGGACACAGTAGCTTCGCTTCCTTGGGGCGCATATATTCGGGACACAGGCACGCGCCGACCTGTTGCGCGTCCGCGATGGATGGAAAATCCAATTCCAAACAACCCAAACTTTACGGGTTTCGATTTGCGACATCGAACAGTTACCAGCTTGCTTATCGATGGCAACGCGTTCTTGCTAACGCTGCGGGATGAGACAGGCAATGTTGTAGAAATTCGCGTTCTCGATCCGCGCAAGGTTGAAGTTGAGCAGCTGCCCGACGGAACGCCGCAATATAAGATTAAGACGCTTGAGGGATCAAGCGTGCATGGACCCGATGACATCTTGCACATTGTTTTGTTTGCTGGCGTAGGGGAGAGCTTGCGCGGACTTTCGCCTGTTGAGCATCACCGCGAAACGCTCGGGCTTGCCTCCGCTACGCAGCGTTTTAGTGCCAAGTTTTACGAACAAGGCGCCGCGCCTTCGGGCATCATCAAAGTGCCGGGCGACCTTACCGCAGATCAAGCAGAGCAGCTGCGCGCTTCATTTGGACGACGGCATGAAGGCATCGATAAGATGCACAAAGTTGCCGTTATTACAGGCGGCGCAGACTTTCAGCAATTGAGCGCCAAGATTACCGATCTTCAGCTGGTGCAAACTATGGCTTGGGGCGTTGAGGCAATCGGAAGAATCTATGGCGTGCCGCTGCATCTGCTTCAGTACCCGGGCGGCAATTCTTCATATAACAGCGTGGAAATTGTTTCGATTGAATGGCTGCGCCTCGGGCTTGGCCCACTCATTGCTCGCCTCGAAGCTGCGTTTCAGCGGCTCGTTATCGGGCAAACAACATTTGTTAAATTTAACCTAGATGGAATGTTGCGAGCAACAACGGCAGAGCGATTCAACGCCTATGCAGTTGCGTTGAACAATGGCTGGATTTCTGTTAATGAAATCCGCCAGCTGGAAGATCGCTCGCCAATCGGCGATGAAGGCGATAAGTTCCGCATTCCGCTTAACATCGGCATTACTGGCGAAGATTCAACGCGCAGCGATGCAGAAACTGCAGGCGTTCTTGTGCGAGCTGGCTTCGATCCTATCGATAGCGCAAAGGTTGCGGGCTTGCCGCCAATTAAGCATAGCGGCGCTGCGCCAGTGACCGTACAGGGAGACAAGTAATCATGAGCTATAAAATTGTTGATCTGGACGACACGCTCGTCCTTGATAATGAGCAGCCGAATCAGCCGTTGATTGATGCTCTGAATGCGGAAGTAATGTCAGGCGAGCTGGAGCTAATTGTAGTTTCCGCGCGTGCGATTGATCGTCTCGAAGAAACGCGAGCATGGCTGCAGGAATATAAAGTTGCTGGCGTTGAGGAAATTTATCTGAACGATTTTGAAGGCACGCCGTTTGCCACGGGCCTCGCGTTCAAAGAGTATAAATATAAGTTGCTTAAAGAGGAATACGGCGACGAGCTGGAATGTGCAATCGATAACGATGCAGATGTTCGCGCAATGGCTCGCGAGCTAGGCATGGATGCATATTCGCCTGCAGAATATCTTGCAAAAGATAGCCAGACAGAAATGGATCCAGAAATTTCTGAAGCTGAAGACGCTGCATATGATAAAGATGAGCCGACACGCGCACAGTTTAAGGAAATTGAAATGCGCTCTGCAGGCATGGGCGAATTTAACATTACTGAAAGCGAAGATGGACAGCGCACATTCTCTGGCTACGCTGCGCTGTTTGATTCGCCAAGCAGCGGGCTTCCATTTAATGAAGTAATTAAGCCCGGCGCGTTTAAGCGTTCGCTTTCTCGCGCAAAGGCAGGACAAAAGATTATTGCTTTCTTGTTCGGTCATGAAGAGACGCGCGCGCTTGCAACAACTGCAAGCGGCAGGCTCAAGCTTGAGGAAGATTCTAAGGGCTTGCGCGTTGAAGCAAAACTTGATCCAGCCGATCCAGATGCAGCAAAAGTTATTTCAATGCTTACGCATGAAGCAGCTGCCGCTGGAATGTCTTTCGGATTTACTGTTCCAAAGAACGGCGATTCATGGGTTGGCGAAGATCGCGAGCTTAAGGAAGTTAATTTGATCGAAGCGTCCATTCTTTCGCCAGGACAACAGGCTGCATATCCCGCAACAACTGGGCTTTCAGCTGTTCGAAAGATCACAGCGCCGCGTTTGGGCATTGAAGCCGAACGCCTTATTTCTACGCTCGAATCCGTCAAGGCAGGCAAGAGCTTGTCCGAAGATGAAGTTTCG